ATGCGGATAGGACGGCTACCGATTGCGGGATAGTCAACATTCCGTTGAACCTAGTGATAACCCGAAGAGCCGGCTGGTCAGTGGCGAACTTGTAATGGATGCTTGTGTCCACGCGGAACTCATCGTTGAGCAAGAACTCGTAGTTTTCCATCGTGGCTAATACCAAGTCTCCAAGACTGCCAGCATTTGCCGAGCAGATGTTCTGGATTACCGGGTATCCGCCAGCAGTCTTCCCTCTTGCGTCAAAGTATATCTCCGGGTGTTCAGCGGTTATCAGGCTTGAAACTACTTCCATCCAAGTTGATTTACGGCATAGCCAGACCGGGTTAGCGAAGATTTCCAAAAGCCGTTTGTCCAGTGCAAGGAAGTCGTTATAAGAGATTTTCCCAGAGGTTTCACGGGAAACAGACAGCGTGCCGTCATCGTTAAGTATTCCCAGAGGACGCCCGATACCGCTCCCGTTCAGGATGTTATAATCAAAGAGATATGCGTGAGAGCGACGCAATAAGTTGGTCAGATAGTTCATCACATTGATGTCGCTATCACTCAAAAGCTCGTTTGGGAAGACTACGATAGCTCCGACTTTATGGAGCACCATTGTCAAGTTTTCCCACTCGGCACGGGTTTCCCCGATTTCCTCTCCAGCGTCCAGATAAGAGAACTGCACTCCGCCGAATAATGAAAGTGCAGTCTCTGGGTCAAGCGATTGTTTTAATCTACGGAGCTTCAATGTGTCCCGTGTAGTCCGACGCAGGGTGCAGAGCGGGAGTAATACGGACTTGTCATAGACCGCCTCTATGATCGTTGACTCAACTTCCTCTGGCATCAGAATTCCGCCATACGGATCGGTGCCATCCTGTGCCGCCTTCTTTTCGCCCAACAGAACCAAGTCTCTCATTTCCTTAATGAAATCCTTGACTTCTGGGGACAGGGATTTGAACTGCGGGATTTTATCCTGCTCAACCCCGCCGATGGTCTTGGAATACCATACGACCTCAGATTTGCCAGACACACCGCTTCCGGCAACTCCGTTATCCCTTTCCACTGTGAGCATTTCCTGGATGGTAGGTTCAATGTCCTTCATTGCTTCCTTCACCCAGTTCTGGATCATCGCCTGGTTCAGCTCAGTAGCAGGCGTGATTTTCTCTTTTTCAACTATCTCGTTTGGCATCTGATTATACCTCCCNTTTATTTTTATTTTATTCCTCCGAGCTTTTTTGCAAGCTCGTCCTTAAACGCTATTTTGAACGCCTCTTTTGCTTTTGTCAAGTCAAAAGTATCTTCTTCTTGTTCCTGGCTTTCACTTGCATACTTTCTAGCGGAAAGCTCTTGTGTTGCCACTTCAGTGATAAGAGACTCTAGTTCTCCAATCCGCTTCTCTTGAGCAATCACTCTTTCAGCCAGCAGAGTTTCTATGGTCTTAAATTCCGGGACATCTTTTCCAAACTCCCTGAAATGCCCAGCCAGATGATCATATGCGGACTTGCGCAACGGTTCTGGGATGTTTAAGGTATCCTCTAATGTCATCAGAGAGTCCATCGCTGACTTGACTGCGAACCAAACCGATTTCAAGTTAGAGTTATGATGCGGGAAACGCCCCTCTATCGCACAAATTTTTTTCATTGTTCCAGCATCAACTCCGCTGATTTCCCTTTCATCCCACGCGGTATCCTCTGGCATCATCCCAAGAGCTTCAAACGGGATCGTCCCTTCTGGTAGGGCATCTTTTGATTGCTTCGCTTGACTATTCCAGATAGCTTCGGTTTCAGGGTTCATTGGCAGAGGTGTAAAAGAGACTTCAAAGAGCTTCCATTTTTTGACTTGACGCCCGATACCATCTGGCTTCCACTTAAAGTCCATTGGCTTCCATCCTATACTCGCACCCTTGATTAAGCCGTTCTCTATCTTGCGCTTGATGCTCTGGGCGAACTCGTCATCGTCAAACTTCGGCTTGACCAGCCAGCCTTTGCCGTCTTTTTTAATCTCTGTGGCAGTGGCAATAAGATATTTTGGATCGGAGTAGTTATGGTTGTAGAATATCGGACGGAACTTCTCAAAATAGCTTATGTCCGCGCCGTCTTGGTCAAGCTCATCCCCACGCAAATCGCTTGAAGCAGTAGACACTCTGAGCCAAAGCTCCCTTTCTTTTTTAGCTTTGCCTTCTGGCGTCAAGACAGGGTCAAGAAAAAGCAGGTCGGCTTCCTTATGCTCCAAATCGTTTGGGATGCCAAATTGATTGTCCATTTTTAGCTACCTCCATTCAGGATTTTAGCATACCTTTAATCATTTCGCAAGCATTTCCTCAACTATGGACTTTACCGCATTTATTTCTTTGGCTGAATATAAATTCTGGATGCCGAGAATGCTCATAATTCTGTCAACCCAGAACCTGGTCCGCCTTTGATTTGCTCAACTACTGGCACTAACATATCAAGTAGGGCGTCTCTAATCACCTGTTTAAGCTTCTGTTCAACCATCTTCACCTCTCTCTGCTTATCTATTATACCATATTTGCAATCATTGTGCATCTGCAATTGATTATATTGCCCGGACTTCCATCTGGATCGCCCGGATATTTCAGTCGCTCTCCACCGACCACAAAATACCAATCTCCCTTTACACCTTTTGCTACTTGCCGGTGCGCAGAGCGGTGCGGATCACGCGTGCGGTGGTCTAGCATTGCAAACCAGACTGGGCGAACAGGGGTTTCAAATTCAGACCACGCTTGAATTAAGCCTGCGTTAGATGCTCCGACCGCGCTAGTTCTTGCGATAGTAATCGCACGCCACCCAGACGCCAAAGCAAACACCCTTTCAATCCTCTCTGCTATTTCAGAAACGCTCTCGCGGTTCTCAAGCCCTTTCCTTATCGCCTCTGCTATCTTCTGCATAGTATTTTCATTGACTAGCTCCCCTTGATGCGTGATCGCTAATCCTTCGTAGAACTTGATCACTTCATCGGAGCTTTCATCAAACAGCGCCGCCTTTTTTTCCTTGCGCAGTCCGTTCATATATGATGCCACGAAAGCAGAACGCACAGGGTCGTGGAGATACCTAAAAAACTTCTCGTTCCACTCTCTCTTGTTAAACAATTTTATTTCACGCGGGGCGCTGAGGCTTCTCCACTTATGCAACACTTCTTGGCGTTGCGCCTCAAAGAAGCGTTGCGCCGCGCTCTTAATTTTTTTCTCGTGATGGTCGGTTTCAAAGAGCCATTTCCGCTCTAGCATTGTCAATTCAGACTCCGAAAGCTCTTCTCTGNGGCTCAAGAATGGCNTGATTGATATTCCAGGTTGTTGGATAGTGACCGGGACCGGCGTGNCTCCAGAGCTACGCAAAATCACATCGCCATCTTGCGGAGCTAGCGGTTTATCGCCCAACAAATGCCTAATCTCGTTGACGGTTCTGAAATCACGGGTGGCGTTTATCTCTGCCACAAGTGCGGCTCTGTCTTCCGATGACGGGAAGTCCCAAACCATACTCAGTTGTATTCCTTGCAATGCCAAGCCAGGATAGTCGGTTGCCAAGCATTGCGAGTTAAGGTCTTGCGCAATCCTTATTGCTTTTGGCTTGATAGTAAAGTGCACGAAGGATAAGAACTCGCCATAAAGGCTGATATACCCTGTCCCACCACGCATTGATAGCAAGGCTTCTGGCACTCTCCAAGCGGATAGGATTTTATCACGCACTTCTTTGAGCAGAACAGGTCTAGTCAAGTCCCGCTCAAAGCCGATGGTGCGCGTCTTAATCCCGGCTGGGATCACGGGGGCGACTTTCCCGCGCATAATCTTAACAATCTTTTCCTCAAGATATTTCTGAAAGTCGTATAGTCTATCCTCGTCCAAGTCTTCATCACTCTCAAATAGCAACGATGGGAAGTCTCTCTTCTGTAGCTTTTCGGCTTCGCTCAATATGATGTCCCGTTGCAAGTTCAGATGAGGGTAGACCGCCTGCACGGTTGAATATGAGTTAGAAGTCCCAAGCAAGTGCGGGTTAAAAAAATAAACCACCTCGCGTAGCGGGTAGGTTTCAATACCCTTGCCATACACTCTGACTACAATGTTATCCGATCCCGGTCGTTCACGCTCTAATCTGGTATTGAGCGGGGATAGGACTTGGAAGGCGTTGACCAAGCCATCTGGACCGCGCTGTTTAAGCAAGAAGGCTTGCCCAAACAATTCCAGATGTCCGGTTATTAAATACCATAGCTTTGACCTGCTCATAGGAGGCGTTGGCGATTTAGTAGCCTTCAGGAACGGATGCTCTGTTGGCGATGATAGCGTGATCTTTTCTTCTCCGCGTGTGCCTTCCAGATGGAAGTCCAGCATCCCGATAACTTCGGCGATGATGTTGATGCAGTCGTAGGAATACCCTATAAGTGCAACTGCCAACTCTCTTGGGGTCAACGGGCGGTCGCCCGGCAAGTATGATCCAACATTCAGCGGAGCCCATCCTTCTTCGCCTAGCTTTGGGACGCCTTTGGTCTGGAAGCCTGCGATCGCCATCCCTAATTTTAGCCGAGCTTTTTCAATTAAGTTCAAGGTTTATCTCCCTAACTTCTTGATAAGTGACGCTGGTTCTCAGCGGGCGTTTTGCACGCCGGGCATAGTTTGCCATCGCCAGACTAAAGACATCATCATCGTGAAGACCTGGCGGGGCGGAATAGTGGGCAACCTTCCCGGTGGCATCTCGCTGAAAGTTTTTAAGCTGGGCAATTAGCTCCCGTGCATCCGCAGGTATCATTATATCTTGGCTAGAGATGTCCATCGCTAACGCCATCATAATATCCTCAATCAAGAGGTTTGTCAAGACCAAAGGATAGACTCTGCGATAACGGCGATAAATTTCCTCAAAGACCGGGTCTCCCACGCCTGTTGCGTCTACAAAGGCGATAGCTCTATAACGGCGCAAGTCATCGCAAATGATTTGCGTCTGCGTCTTCCAGTTCATCTTCAAGGGCAAGCTACGATGCCATACCAGCCTACCATCAGCGGTCATAATACAAACACTGGACGGGTCTTGCTTGCGTCCAAGATCAACTCCGCCGAAGTATCTTATGCCATCTCTGGGCGGTTCAAATTGTCCGCCGATAACCTCGTCTACGCCTTCAAAGACCGTCGTTAGAGTGTCCAAGAACTGCGCCATAATCTCTTGCTGGAACTGCCATTCGGGCATGTTGGTTTTAAGAGAGATGAACTTGGGGTCATTCTCGCCTTTCGGGAATACAAAGGTGTTCTGATAGCTCGGCGATGTATAAGAAAAATAGTCCGGGTATTGCTCTGGGTTTTGCCCCTTAAGGTATTCGTTCCAGAACCAGTTCTTGCCCTTCGGTGTCCCTATGATCATAGCTCCGCCATTCAAGTCTGCCAACGACGGCAGGATAGACTCATACCAAACATCTTCCTTTACTTTGCCAGCCTCGTCTATAACAGCATAAGCCAGCGAGTCGCCTACTAAAAGACCTGGCGAATCGGCTGACCTGAACTCTATACGCCCGCCATACTTTAAGTCAATATAAGCTGGCGGGCTTCCGTGCGGTTCGCCAGCAAGTAGTCCGAGCTTCCTGCAGATGTGGACGCAATTAAGGAAGGGCTTCCGAGCCAGATAGTATGTCGGGGAAATCCACCACGAGAGCGGATTTCTAGTTCGGCTCAAAGCCTTCAATGTCTCCAAGATAATCCGAGTCCTCCCCAAAGTCGTCTTCCCCCAACGGCGTCCCGCCGCTATCACCTGGATCCGATGGCGATCCCCCATTACCGCCACCTGACCCTGATGGAAGCGGTTTTGTTTTCTGTTCCACTTGATCGTAATCATATATCTCTTGCCCTGTTAAATCGTTTATCTCTATCTTAACTTCAGGCACCTCATAAAGGGAAGCCCCGAAAGCTTCCGATATTTTGGTCAAATTGAACAGAGTGGTCAGCGCATTGATGTCTCCGCTAGCCGCCTTTATACCAAGCGCGTGCAAGGCTGGGAATAAATACTTGCGCATAACAGGATACCCAGCCTGCAAGAAGGCTTCATTAAAAAACCTGTCTCCCCAATACTTCTCTATCTGCCTTATGCCAACCCCTAGCTTGTCAGCGAGATAATGGTTTATCTCGCCCTTGTTTATAAGGTCTATCATCACTCGGCTGTCCAATTCGCTCAACACTTTGAGCATAAGGAAGAGCCGAGCCTTCTTGTGGCGGACTGCGCCCTTCTTGCCAGCGTTTTTTGCTATGTTCCTTTCCAGATGCTTTGTTAAACTATTATTACTCATAGTATTAGTATACAGTATTATAGCAATAGTGAGGATTATTGGGGGGATTTTACTCCCCCCAATTCATCCATTTCCAGTGGCTAATAAGAGCCTTTTCCGCGGCCACCTCTTTTTTTCCGAGAGCCTTTTCTCTTTTTAGTGTATTTTTTCACATAAAGCCTTTTCTCTTTTTAGTGTATTTTTTCACATAACCAGCTCTCTTTCTCTTTGATTTTGGTTTCTTGGCCATAACAAATACCTCCTTGATGAATGTCAAAAGACATAACCGGGCATCTCCACATCTCTTCTAATTTTCCGAGATCAAAGGATGAGTTTTTGTTCTCTTGATTTTGCGGGATAACTGCTTTATTAAGAGTCTTGGCAACTTGCTTCAGTTCAGCAATTCGGAGTTTAGCGATGTCTGTTGGAACTGGAATGGATGAGATAACCTGCTCAAGTTTTTGAATGTTCCACTGACCTGAGATCAGCTGATTGTTCAGGGTCACATTCAGCTTCATCTCTTGTTCTAAATCTAGGTCTACTACTACAACCTTGACGGTATCTTGGAGTTTGCCAGACATTTGCAAGGCTTTTAAGCGTTGATGTCCACCAACTAGATGCTTTGTGCGCTGGTTCCAAATCAGTGGTTCAACGAGACCGAATTCTTCAAGGCTAGCTCTTAAGCCTTCAAGAGCTTTGGGAGATATCTCACGCGGATTATACGGTGCAGGTATAATATCCTGAATTGAGATGTCTCTAATTTCCATCAATCAGGATTATACCTGATTAAAAAAGTTTGTCAAGTGCGAGAGATTTATTTCTCTATCTTGAACGAAAAGTTAAAAAAAACTACTTCCAAGATAGTGGTATGGATATTTCTGGGACGCCAGATTTCTATTCCGATCAGCGGAGATTTCTCTTTGTTTTTTCTCCACCATTTCAAACTGATTATCATCCAGCCATACCAAAATGGACGAGAGATAACTATTTCCATTCCGTGCTTATTGAACCAGCTATGTCGGAACGGGTTTCGGAGAAACTCCGGTCGTGTGATCTGGAATAATAAATAAGCACCCTTTCGGGCTATCCACGCTCTCCAGCCGTGAAGCAATGTGGCGTAAAGATATGCTCCCGCTAATTCCTTCTTGATGCAGTCTTCAGGGGTTTCACCCCTGCTCAAAACGCTCTGCTCTGTAAAGGGAGTGCCATAGCGTCTCTCTCCCTTCTCCAACTCTAACCGCACAAATCTCTCAAATTGAGTCTCGTTAGGTATATGTTTTACCATTCTTTCCCCCATTTCAGATTACCGCTCCCATTGCACATAGGGCAAGTGATAGTCTCCCTGATTTGGACGCCTATCTCAAGCGAGATATGAAATCTCTCTCTCTTCTCCCATATTAGATAAGCGTCCCATCCTATCTTCGGGATGAATTGTATTCTGGGAAAGCGAAGTTTTTTCTGGATATGCCCAATCCCATCGCATAGGTCGCACGCCTTGTAAAACCTCTTGGCACATTTGGGG